CGAGTAACATTGCAATAAGACATTGTACTAAAAAATTCTCGTGATCTAGCTTGGCTTGCGTGCGTAGAGCATACGACAAGCCACCCCGATTGTAATAATAAATTTGCACCACCCCACAAAACTTCATCGTCTGGGTGTGCGACAATCATTAATTTATCCACTTCCATTATTTATACTCTAATTATTAGTTGGAATACGCTAATCCACCCATACCCGACATAACTCGCAGGATATTATAGTTCAGAGCGTAGACGCGTACATCCCAGTTATTATCGGTTGCCTGGTTTACGGTCATAGCCCCACTCATATTAATCACTAATGTTGCAGTATCGATGCGAGAAAAGTTGCACGTCCCAGAAGGTTGGTGCTCTTCAGGTCTCAGGGCAAACGAGTAAGAATATGCACCGTTAGTACCGGTACCAAACAATCCAGTATGGTGTTGAAAAGGTTGAACTTTATTATAATAATCTCCGTATCTCTTTGCCATACGATCTTGACCGTTAATCTGTAACCATTGCTCATAAACCGCCTCTTGGTCATAAGTAAATGGTTGTAGGCTAGTAACTGGTGCCGGAGGGGTGCCCTTTGTTTTACTTATCGCCAATGAACAATTCGTGTACCACGAGGGTTGGACTACCCAAACAAGTTCTTTTACAGGGTGATTGAACGTCAGATCAATTCTGTTCATGTAAGAAGAAATACCTTTATCTTCATTAAATTGAGTTTGCTCAATCAAATATTCATGGCTTTGTTGGGCCATTCGTCGACGTTCTTCAGTATCTAAGAAAATGTAATCGCAATATATTGCGGCTTGTAAAGGTTGAGGAGTTTGTTCGGCTACAGTAGCGAGAACTGTGTTACCAAACTGAGCGCTATCGGCATTTGTGTTTTTGCCAGTGAAATCGCCTGCAATAAACTCAGCAGTATTCCATAACAGATTAATCTTAACTTCGTGATATTGCAGAGCAATCAAAGGAAGTGCGGCACCTGGATTGCGAGTAAACCAAAACCCTAAAGGAATATACATGACTGCATTAGGAAGAGCTGGGCCACCACCAGTTGCACTACAAACACCCTGCCCACCAGCGTATACGCCGTCATATGTGCTCCCACCGGAGTTACCAAAGCTATTAAAACTATCTTGCGGAGTGGCCATTTGGACAAGTTTGGTAGTTGCACTATAATCTGAACTTAAAATACTCCACAAATACATCCACTCACCGTACTGGCGATCAATAATTTGACCGCCGATATCAAGTTCTACATATTTAATTAAGTTATACGCTACTGCAGTGTTATAATAACCTCGATCTAAGACGACTTCTAGATACGTAGAGTATAATAGATCAGCGTTACGACCTAAAATTGCGGAATGTTTAGTTCCCCAATTTGCTTGACCATTAAAATTTACACGAAACGCCTCCATAGCAAAGTTAGTATGCCGCTTAAAGAGACCTTTAAAGAAAGTAATTTGAGGATTACCAGTGATATACGCATCCTGTGCTCCATAGGCCACTAATTGTAATAATCCTCCTGCCATTTGTCTTTATATCAATAAAGGTGTTTTTTTAGAATAACCCAGGGGCGCATAGAATGAACCATTCTACTTACGACTCTTGTGGCCACGACGCTTGTGATGTCTGCGAGTTTTCTTGCCTGTTACAGCACCAACTACCTTCTTATAAGTCTTCTTCGCCTCCATAATCACCTTCTTGAGCCCGTCCCCCTTTTTATAAGTCCCACGCGACTTCATCGTTGCCATTGTTGACTTTACGTGACTTAACCAAGGATTTGCCATTTTGTTTATAACGCATGGATAAAATATCAGAACCAGCGTTCTAGACCGTGACCGAATAAATCGGAGAGATCTTTTGCATAGGTTGAAATGATAATGAAGGGTCAGGCATCATAGGTGTCTTATAATTCTTTACTTCGACTGCGCGTAAGGCTACAGGTTTAAGAACTACGCTGTTCTCCTGGAAATCTCCGATATATAATTCCATCATTTCATCGAGCGACCCGTAATTCATCATCGACCATTGGCACCCGTAACTTAGCAGGATCGTAGGATTAGAGTTTTCCAACCCCGAGGACGGATCAGGAACGACCATGGTGATATTATTACGGTTAAACGTGACCAATTCTTCATGATCGTGCGTTTCTGCCGCCTGGCGATAAGTTAATCTACGTAAATTTGCCGAGTTCCATGATAAATTGACCAATTCTTCGACCAGCGTTCCTTTGACTCCGTCTCCCGAAACTAGTACAATCTTGCTTTCTAAATTTTTGATCGGTTCGATAGCAACATTTTTACGCTGGTATCCGTAAGAATAATCTAGTAAATGAGATCGGCAAGTTTCTTTCAAAATTTCGGCGCACGCGTTGATGACTGTCGTGTCGTCGGTTTTAAATACTAAACTTAGTATGAACGGATCGGTGGATACAGGGCACGTGATAGAATTAAAAGCGTTGTTCACGATGGACACGCAGCACGCCGAGAATGGTACGGTGTTATACGCAAAATCTGTTCCTAACTTTTGATTTTTCAATCCTACCACAGGTGTTCGTTTAGTGTCTGAATATATTTCTAACTCTACAAGTCTTGCTCCCGCTTTAATAACCAGAGGAAGAATGTCGTCAGAAATATAATCATAAACTGCTGATCCGGGAAATACAGAATAAGATGAACTTGCTATATAAAAATCACATAAGCGATTAGACGGTGGTCCTGAACTTGGCGTATCCAAACTATATCCGACTGGAGATAATTTAGTTACTTGCCCATAAACTTTAAAATTTTTGTCCGCTTTAGATTTGGCTTTATTTCTTGAAGGTGTTATAGATTCTATAATCATATATCCTACAATACAAACAATCGCAATACTTACAATATAATTCCAAGGTATTCCTCCTGAAAGGTCCATTACTCTTATTCAATTAAATAATAGTTTTCTAAATCCCCTGACTACTTTATCGGGAACACGTTTATCCAACGGGATTCCCAGAATACAGCAATAATGAAATAACAGGCAGTACATACCACATTCAGAACCTTCGTACTGGTGTCTTAAAGAATTATATTCTAGTATCATAGGTTTTTTATGCCGAGATGTTTCATCCCATTGATTTTTCCAACTTGTCATTAATTGTAAAATTTCAGGTTCAGGTTCTTCTGCATAAGAATCAAAAAATACAAATCGCGGCGCATCTAATTCGGGTCGAATATCGCAATAAGCCGCAATCCAATGTTCGCCACTACCAGAACTAAAATCTGTATTAAACACGATACCAATTCTAGTCTTACCTTTATTTGCGATATTGGTGATTTTTAAAGAGCATAAGGAACTAATTAAACATTTACCGGTTTCAGATTTTTTAGCAAAATCTATTGGAACCGTATCTACATAATAATATGATCCAAACATATTCTCTAATTTCTTTTCATATTTATCTATATCTGTCGTAGATAACCATTCGTCAGGATTATTTTTCCATGACTCTGGAGCTTTTGGGTGTGGAAGTAACGTTCCTACAATACATAGATTATCATTGCATTTTTTATGTAATCTTTCGCGTATTTCGGTCCATGATTTAACTTTAGTTTCTTTAGGATGTTCTTTGTTATACGCTTTTATAAGCGTTTTCAGATCGTTAGGCTCTAAGTCCATTATTATTAAAACGGATTATCATTCAGGAATTATACAAATTGTAAATGGATGATTTGAAGTCTTTGTTGAGACAGTATCGCGATTTAGATAACAAAGTTCGCCAGGCAAATGATCTTGCATCTGTGCCGCGTGAACAGAGAAAAGTTATCGAATCAAAAATCCAAGATAAATTTCAAGATCCGGCATATGCAGGAGTAGATAAATTAGTTTTGGACGATGATGGGTCGACGATCAGGATAAATCACCAAACTCCAAAACCATGGTCTTTATCTCAAGATGATCTGGAGCGCCATCTTTCTAGATGTACCGGGACCGAATGGAAAAAGATTTCAGACTTTATTATTTCTGAGCGTAAGAAAGAACTTGCGAATGGCGGGTTCAGTATGAAAAGAAATGTAAAGAATGAGTAATGGATGATGGTGTGGGACCAGGAGAAACTAGAAAGAGACGGTTATCTGTATTACCTATAAGATATGTCAAAGATTTAGGAGAATTGCCTAAACGAACCCCCACTCCTAAGAAACCAAAAACACCAAAAACACCTCAAAAAAGAGATTGTCCGTATGATGAAATACCTCCACTCCCGAATCGCAATGCAGAAGGATATAATATAAGAGGTTCGACTAATTTTTTTGGTCCTACCAAGGCGTTTGAATACTTGTCTTCATTTTTCAGTCAAGAAGTAGATATACCTATAATTCGTGATAACAGTGGAAGTTTGCGAGAATTATTTACTTATGGATGTTACGTAGCGCCATCACAATATTATTTAGTAGCGGCTTTAAGTGGTCAAGAAATCCCTGGAAAAAATTTTTGTTTTATTTGTGGAAAACAACTAAGTCCCGAAAAAGATGTTTATGGTTGGCCAGAACAACCGCCCGGATCAAGGTTTATTGACGCATGTAGAACAGCACAAGCCGAACATTTATTGCCATCTGCACTTGCCTTTTTTCTTTTTGGATTGCCATCTAGTGGGTTAAGTAATATCCACGCATCTTTTGTAGCGTACAGTCAAACTTTACCGCCCGAATTAAAACAAATTACTGCTGAAATTATTAATCAAAATAGAAATAACGCAAAAAAACAATATCGTAATTTTGGTTGGGCGCATCCGTCGTGTAATGTTTATAAATCAGCCTACGTATTGCCAGACATTATCCAAGAAATTCCTCAAAACGCTCCTTTAAAAATCAAAACGCAAAATTTTATCACCGACGCTGGACCTATTAGTTGGAACGCCGACAGCATGAAAAACTTTCCTCATGGGTTGGGATGGACTACTCTGCCTAACCAATTCAAAAGACTTTTTCATGAAATGAATCCAACAGATCAAGATAAATTAGGATTGGAGATATTGAACAATATAAAATTTGTGTGTTGCGTGGCTCTTCATAATTATTACAAAAATTATTTGCATAATGACGTAGAATTAGAAAATCAGTTGCGGTTAGTACTAGTTCAGACAGGCGGAAAAAAACAGAAAGGTGGAGGTACCCGATTTATAAACCCTATTTGCGCACAAGCGTTATTCATGTATTTTAAGAAAATCAGAGATAGTTATACTCCCGCAGAACTTGAAGAAATCAACGAACGAATTGAAAATGACTCGTCCGAAGAAACTCCGAATTTTAATGTCCCGCAAATCAATCCTAATGATACAAGATACCCGATACCCAAATCCTTTTCGGCAAACTTATTTGCGTCTTTGGGTCTTCCGTCTGTATTTGCAGGGGGCAGCAAGACTCGTCGTAGAAAACGGACTAAACGAACTAAACACAGAAAAACAAGAAAATGATGTATAACCCGTACAATTCAAGAAACAGGTTGTTTACGAGAAAAGATATAGAACTTATTTTAGGTCATGGGATAAAAGACCAGAGATTGTATCAAACCGCCATGGTCCATTCTTCCTATGTAAGGAGATTAGAGTATACTACGCCGTCTGGAGAAATTTCTGAGTTAGCCCCATGTCCGCCAGAAATGATACCTTTATTTGAAAATTCTTATGAGAAATTAGAGCATCTTGGTGACTCAATTCTTGGATGTGTAGTATCTACATACCTATCCAAGAGATTTCCCGAAGAGAACGAAGGATTTCTTACAGATTTGAAAAAGGAGATTGTTTGTAATGACGCTCTAGGCGCTCTGACGCAAAAAATAGGATTGGATAAATTTTATATAATTTCGAGGCATAACGAAGATGCGTGCGAAGGAAGACGTAACTTGAAAAAATTAGGCGATATTTTAGAAGCGTTTATTGGTGCATTATGGACAGATTCGGAGAATAACTTTTCCACGGTATATAATTTCATAGTTTTCAGATTAATCGAGAAATATATTAATATTCCTAAAATTCTTTTGAATAATAGGAATTTTAAAGAACAATTACAGAAATATTGTCAAGGAAAATTTAAATACACGCCTACATATACAATAATTTCAAATTTGAATAATGAATATACTATGGCGGCAATTGATAAATT